AACGGCATGACATTTCGGATTCTGAAAAGTTTTTTGAAAGCATTATATTTTCCCATCTGCTTCAAGTTTCGATCTGATTTCAGTTACTATTTTGTCATCAATGGATGTTGTTGACTTTGCTGATGCCCATTCTGCAAGCATAAGCAAAACCCTTAACACTACTCTTTCTGACAGCATGGATATCACCATTGTTTTTGCTGCACCGGCTAATAAAGGTACTATCATCATTATGTTCCCCTGTATCGAATGAATTCTTTCATTGCTTGTGTGTTCTGTTCCAAAGCAATCTTTACATGCAACAATGCATCACTGCTGGATTCTACCATTTTCAGAATTCGTTCATCATTTTGTTCATCCCGGTTCTGCCACTTTTCACGTTCAAGACTGGCATTTTTTAATAGCCACATGATCAGGTAACCGGCTGCTGCTAAAGTAATTGCCGGTGTTCCAACACGCTCAATCAAAAGTATTATCAGGTCAGTGTCAGGCATATGTGTTGTTGGATAGAAATATTGTTCATCGGCTGGATTCATTTCATCTGTTCTGCTCAAAAAGTACGCTTTAAGCGTAGTTGTTATTACTCAGGTTTTGGGTGTGCATCTTTCACTGCTTTTAGCTTATCTGACATCTCTTTCGGGAAAACTCCTGCGTGATATAGGGCATCTAATTGATCACCGATAGGAGGGTATTGTCGGTCACGTTGATATTGTTTGGCATCGTATTCTGCTTGGAGTCGAATTACTTCAGCATCTATTTCTTCTTTAGAAGGGGGAGTTTGGCCATCCAAGTAAAATACTTTTTCTTGATTTTCACCACTGGTTTTTAGATTCCCACCAACAAGTGAATGTATTGCTGTATGCCTATCAATTTTTGATGGGTCCCTCATATTTAATACTCCAAAATTTTAATTAATGTCCCATCTATACCACCACCCCAAGTTTCACATCTTGTGTAAGTACCATCAGCACCAGAGGTAATACCAAAATAATAGTCAGTGCTTACTGACTCTGAAGTAGTAAATGTTCCAGTCAAAGTTAATATTCCATAACCAGCATTAGCATTTGAAGTGGAAGTAGCAGTAGTTCTTCCAGTCCAACCTTTACCCAACGCTGTACCAAAACTAGAAGTTGCCCCATCAGAAACACTTGACGTACTATAATACATTCTCCATTTTCCATATCTTAGTGATGATACACCTCCACTTACAGATGTTTGTACAGGGAATGTCATTTCTATAAATACAGTTGAACTTGCTTTAGTATTTTGCCAATTATAATAATCTGCAACGGCTGTTTCTGTTGTTCCAGTGGTATCACCTGCCCAAGTTTGTCTTGTGATAGTTAATCTTGGATTGGTACTAGTCATTATAATGCCTGAAGTAACAGTTCCAATATTATTTGCTGTCCCTGCTAGTGTCGTATTCGCACCTGAAACAGAAATTGCAGTAGTACCACCACTGCTCTTAATATCACCACCTGTTACTGTTAAATCCCCTGCAATACTAACATTATCAGAAGTGTCTAAAGTGATCGTAGAACCACCGTCTGATGCCTTGATAATATTAGAGCTTAGTTTGACAGTCGGAACTTCAAGTTCACCTGTCATAGTATCACCACTTGCTTTAACTGCATCTACAAGTGCAAAACTCTGATAAACGTGTACCTCAACTATGTCAGATACTGTGGCACCACTTCCTAGAGTGACAGTGGAAGTTGTGTACGTGTAATCGTCTGTAAATTTAAGTAAGACACCGTTTAAAAACACCTGCAGTTCATCACTAGCATTTGACGCAACTGTGAAGTCAACTTGGGAACCAGTTGCAGTAAAAACGTGCTTTTTTATTTTACTATTTGCAGTTGCTTGATCTCCAATGAAAGGCATTTATACGTCCTGTTCCATATATGATAAGACTATATCCAGATTTGCATTATCTGCATAAACTTTTAATAGGTCTGTTGTGTTTAAAATGTATTTCTGTCCACTCATTATTTCTAAAGAATTACGTTTATCTATCACTACATCCTTCACAATATAAACATCAGCATTAGTAGCACCTGCACCTGATTGTGCAGTATTAGAACTTAAAATTACAGTAGCCTGAATACTATCCGAATGTTTGTTTGCCAAAAGAAGGCTAAGAATTACTTCTGTTTTATCAACATCAACATCAAGCAAAGTATCAGGACTACCACTGTCTACACTGACACCTGCTTTTGTGATTACTTTGAAGACGTTCGCCATATCAAGCCAAAGCTATTGCAAGTGCTATAACATCACCTTCTGAAACACCGGCACTGATCGATGCAGTGGATGCAGATGTGATTCTTCCTTTAGCATCGATTGCTAAAACTGGAACTGCAGATGCAGAACCATAAGATGCTGCACTGACTCCAGAAGATGCTAGTGTTGCACTGATTGATGTCGTTCCTGATCCAGTGACATCACCTGAAAGGCTGATGCTTTGGTTTGCGGTCAGATAGGTTCCCGTATCGACATCATATGTTTCAGATCCTGTTCGTTTCAAAAATCCAGTGTCAGAATCTGGTACATCTGTATGCATCAATGCACCTGCTGCATCTACATTCGTTGCATCGGTTACATCAGCACTTGCTTCAATTCCGTCCAGTTTAGTTTGATCAGCAGTTAAAAAAGTACCTGTAGTTAATTTCAATGCTGCCAAACCGGCACATTCGCTATCCATTAATGCACCTGCTGCAGTAACATTTGTAGCATCAGTAACATCAGCAGATGCTTCAACACCACTTAATTTTGAAAGCAGTGCATCCGTAAATGCATTCGTATCAGATTCTGCTTCATATGCAGTTTTAATCTGGGCACCGGTTTGATCTGCTGTTGCGCTTGCTTCGACTGCATCCAGTTTTGTTTTATCGGCTGCTGTCATCCTTCCGGTGACAGAAGTGGATGCATCTGCAAGTGCAGTGTCGATTGCAGTAATTGCAGTGTTTAGTGTTGCACCCCAAGTGCCCCGTGAAGACTCTTCACCAGGATCTGGAAGGGTCAGACTCAAATTGTCAGTTGTTGCCATTAGGCGTTGTCCATCAAAACGTAGTGCGACCAATTTATTTCTATGGAGGTGCCCCCAGGAGGTGTCACCTCAGTCCAAGTTTCTGAAGTGTTTGACATATATGCGAAAGCATTACCCTGCCGTCTTGCCGTTCCGAAATATCCTGACCACGCACCATACGCCACATAGGTTTTCCCTGCCCCTGGTGCTGATGGTGACGGTGTCGGGAGTGATGTATCATCTATGCCTGCCTTGAATTTCACTAAACCTCCTACTACTGTTGTTATGGCAATATCCCCAGAACCAGTTACACCCGTAACGGTTCCAGTACAATCACCTGATAATGTTATTGATCTACCAGTTGACCATGCATCAGCTTTTGATGCTTTCAGGTTTGCAACTGAAGTGGTGCTAGTCACAACCATGGGGGCAGTACCGTCCGTAACTTCAGATGTTATCTGTCCCGTAAAAGTAGTTGCACCATGTTTTGCGTTTGATGTGACAGTGTCAGTGCTTGCATTCCCTAGAGTGGTATTTCCTTCAACACTTGAATTTCCTTCAACACTTAAATTACCGGAAACAGTACCGTTACTTGATGCTGAAATAGTTGTGAATGCACCTGTTGATGCTGAATTTGCACCAATGGGTGTGCCATCAATTTCACCGGCACCAATGTCCGAATAACTGGGTTCAAAAACCAGTGCAATGTCAACTGAATCACCGGCTGATGCTGTTACAAGCCCAGTGCTTACAGTGATCGAATTTGATGATCCTTTTGATGTGACAGTATGAATGCTTGGACTTGCATCAGATCCATTTGTTGCTGATGTTGCACCGGTCACTCTGACTTTGTCATTGATTTCAAAATCCTGGAAAAGATCACCTGATGCTGCACTGATTGTGCCGGTTGCAGATCCAGTATTTGTGAAGATGATTGCAGTACTTGTGAAACCTTTGACTACATCTTTGTCCAATTTATTGACTAATTGACCATCAATTTCATTTAGGCTTGTATGAAGGTTTGTCCCCCAATTTTGGTTGTCACCACCTACTTCACTTTTGGTCAGTGAATAGTTAGTTGTGTATGTATTTGCCATCTATTGCTCTGTCCAAGTTTGTGTCGAATTAGTTTGGCCGGTCCATGTCGTTGCAGCATAAACATCATCACCATAAATACCGGCACCATATAAAGTGTTCCCTGTTACTGGGTGCAGTGTCCAAGTTGCTGATGTAGTAGATTGCCCGGACCAGGATTGACTTGAATTAGTCTGATCACTCCAGGTTGCTGATGCATTGGTTTGTTCTGTCCAACTCATGAATATGTTGTGATGGACCTTGCTGTCAATGTTCCACCGGCATATCTGGATGCATCATCTGCATCTACTATTTCTTGAAGTGCTTTTTCAGATAATGATGCCCATGTCTGTAGTCTTGCATCATTCATCAGGAATGGTTCTGCTGCCATCAGGGTCGAATAAAGGTATGCATCAGGATGTGATGTCAATAACCAATTTGTGGTTGCACTTGATGTCAATGCAGGAACCTTTGCAAAGTATTGGATCTGTAATGTATAGGATGCATCTGGTGTCTTCAGAAGTTCCATTGCATCACCGGCAATGGTGTAATATTCTGGGACTCCAGTTGTGTTATCGAATTGTTCCCGGTAATCATCTGCCCTGTCTGGTGTCAGATAAACCAGTCTTTTAGGAGGTGTTGTGCTTGTGATATTTACGTTTCTTGCCTGAAGGAAATCTGATGGCAATGCTACGTATTGTGTTGTTGCAGTTGTTGTGGAACGGGTCATCTGATCCCGTGTCCTCAACCGTCTATTGAATCCTGCTTCTGCAATGGCAATGAATTCTTCAATCCTTCCTGAAAGGTCAGATCGATTAAGCCAATTTGATGTTGCAGTCAGTAATTCTGGTTGTGTTGTGATTGACATTTAAGTCAACCTTCCTTCCCAAACCCGGAAAGGTTTGTTTTCAGGTTGGTCCAACCACTTTGCCAACTTTTTCTTGTTGTTCATTGTTCCATCCCTCATCAGCTTTGCAGCCAATACCAATGGAATTTCTGCAACATGTCTTTGGGGTGCTGAACGATCAATTGGGATGTCCCGTATATCCTTCACATGATCCAGGATTGGTTGAACATTCTGCTTTTTATGGATGTGATAGGTGCCATCCCCATCTTCGGTGTTGACTGTAGTAGTCAAACCGGCATGGGAATCCATGATTGTTGTGCGTAGCATTTCAAAGGGAATGCCCAGACTTCATCCCACTTTCATGGAATCAAGCCCGGACATTTTTAAGGGTTTACTGGATTAGATCATCCACCACAATCAGCAACCAAACCATGGGCTGCTTCGTTGTCGACCTGGAGTCCACCTTCCCAAACCAAAAATGCTTCAGAAGCATCACCTGTCACCCCTTTTGTTGTCATTTCAAAGGGTCGAAGTTGAGCTAACTTGGCATATTCAGGGTTGATGATCCAAGTGTCTTTGGCCCTTTGGAAACGATTTGTGTGAACCTTATAGGTCCCGAAATCGCCAAAGTAGACACTGACGGTTGCATGAACTTCATCAGCTTTGCTTTGAGGAAGTGCAACAACTTGGGTTGATGATGCTCTACCTGAAAATGCTGAAACAAGCTGTTTACCGGCTGCATCGACCATGATCATGCTGGGTTGGTCCCCAGAATTGTCATAGCATAACTTCAGTGCTGCCTTCAGAAGTGTTTCTGTAAGTGCCCTTGCAGTTCCATCATTACGTGCATCGGTTCCTACTGCAGTTGTTGGATTCGTTCCATCAGATGCTTTGTCGACATTGGTGCTGATCCATGCACCCATTCCTGCAGTTGTTCTTGCA